TTTTTTCGCTGGTTCATTTGATTTAGCTCTTAAAGATTGTTCTTGAAGTTTTAATTTATCTTTAGCAACTTTCATTCTTTCAGCTGCTTGTTCTTCTTGGTTTTCTACTTTCAATCTTTCAATATCAAATTTTTCTTCAAGTTCCATTTCTTTACGATCCATATCTTGTTGAGCTTCTTGTGCTCTTCTTTGAATGTCCATAGCTTTAAGATCTAACTCTCTTTGTTTTAATGCAACTAATGGATCTTGTTGTTGAGAGCCACCTTCTGCTTGAACTAGCTGTGCTGTAAGTTCTGCAATTCTTTTTGCTATCATTGAATTAAATTGTATTTCAAATCCTGCTGGATCTTCTTGTGCCATTGCTGCCATTTCTTCAGATTCAGCTATCATTGCACCCACTTCTCCTTGTGCTTTAAAAGAAATATGGTCTGATATGTGTCCTTGTAATAAAGCGTATACCATAGGGTTAATTTGTATCATTCTGCTTTGAATAAATGCCCCGTGAGCCGAAATATGTGCATCATGGTCTTGATCTGGGAATACTTGTAGCATTTCCATCTTTAAAGATCGTGCATTTTCAATTGCAGGGTCTTGTGGCATTGGTTGTTGTGGTGGTGGCATTAACAAATCTATTTCTCTTGTGCCAATTGCTTCATAAACACGTCTATATGCTTCTCTTAGGTCATGCATTTGTGGATTTGACTGTGCAATTTGTAATTGTGTCTGTGCTAATGTAAATCTTTGAGCCATTGAGAAAATATTTGGATCTGCAACTGGTATAACATCAACTTTATCGTCAAAATCTTCTACTTTTACCATTCTGTCTGCTCCTGTAACTGCATATGGATACACTGGAGGCAAATAAGTTGCAAAAACATCTGCTAAAAGATTAAATTCTTGCTTCATTGTGTAATAAATTCGTTTGTGAATAGCTGACATGACCCTTGAACCACGTTCTAAGAGTGCAATTGTCGTTCCAACAGCTCTATTTGCAACATCTTCACCTAATTGCATATCTGCAATTGATGCAAAACGTTGTCCAGCTTGAACACAAAAGCCTAAAAGTTGAAATAAAGTTGGACTTGGCTCTTTAAAAGGTAAAATTTGGAACTGATCTTTGATATTTCCGCCTGGTGCATCAACATCTCTGAACTCACCTGGTTGAAAAGGTTGGTCATCATCACGAATTCTAATGCCTCGTGACTTAAATCCTGCTGGTAAGTTAGCTAAAGTTCCTGCATCTAGCAATTGTCTTAGTGCAGAAGTTGCTGTTCGTGATAATCCACCTATCATATGGATTAATCCGAAACCATAAAATCCTAAACCTGGTAAAAATTTGTAATGAACAAAGTATTCTGTTCGTTTCATTAGTTCATCTTCAGGATCATAGTTACGATAAATAGATAAAATTTCTTGAGAGCCTTCATCAATCGTTACAATGTAAGGAATTTTTATATTTTTATTCTTTTTAGTTAAATCTGGGTTTTTTTCGTACTCTTCTAAATCTAAATCAACATGCATTTCTAATATATTATGTTGAAACTCTGTATCTCCTGCAGGTTTTACACCTTCAATCTCATCTAACTTTTGTTTTAAATCACTTTCTTCTGGTCTTTTAACAGATAATTCTACATCTCTATAGAAACCTGCTTTTTGTTTTTTAAGAACTTCATTGTCACTCATCTTAATAATGTGAGTGATTCTTTCACAATCTTTTAAATCTGTTGCATAATAAGGAACAACTAAGTCTTGCGCTGGTACAAATTTAGCAACTGCTCTTTGCATTATTTCATCGTAATAAATTTTTTTAAACGTAGATCCTGATATTGGTAAATAAAATAATAATTGATCAAACTCTGGAGTGTATTCTTCCATTTGGTCTACTAACATGTAGTTCATGAAGTCTTGAACTCTTTTTGCTTGTTCTATTGTTTCACGAGTTGCAGCACCAACGACTTGTGTTCTTACAGGTCCTTCAGGTGGTAATAATTCTTTGTAAGCTTGTGCTTGAAATTGAGTAACGGACTCTGCTAGTAGTGGATGAGTCACGCCTGACGCTCCTTGGAAAGGTCTAGTTTGATCTGTGTATTTAAATCCTAATAGATCTAAACCTTGTGTGTATGTTTGTTCCCAATCTTGTCTTGAAACTTTATCTTTTCTGAAATCTTGGATAAGAGAATTAGCCATACGAGCAAGCACGCGCTCGTCCATATCTTCAGCTAAGTTTTTGTAGAAATCTCCTGTAGTCTCTTCTGCAGTTTCTTCTTCAACATCACCTTCGTCAGTTGGAGTTTCAATTTCTACGTCAACTTCTTTTTCTTCAAGAACTGGTTCTTGAGATTCATTATTCTTATCAATTTCAGCCATTAATAAAGTTTTGTAGGTTTAGTTCTTCCTAGTTTTACTTTTGCAATAACAGATCCACCTTTTTGACATCTCATCCCTGCTCTTCCTAAAGCTCCTCTGATCGTTCCAAAAAATCCAGGTGTTTGTGCTTCATCTGTTTGTCCAAATGGTTTTGCTCTTGTAATTTCTAAACCTTTTTTAACAGCTTCTTCCGTTCTTGCAATTTTAGCCATAGCTGCATCATCGGACATTCCAAATGGTTTTGCTCTTGTGACTTCTAAACCTTTTTGAATAGCTTCATCTTCTCCACCAGTTCCAGTACCTAACATTTTTGAGGCTGCAAATGCTGTTCCAAGAAGTGCCGCTGCTTTTCCTAATCTTTGTAAGTTTTTTCTTGCCATGATTTACTCCTTTGTTATAACAAAGATTATAATATCATGCAAATATATTAACGACTAGACCGCCTTCTTTTTTGTACAGTTTAAAAGGCGTGCCTTTCATAGTTTCCGTGACTTTTATACCAAAAGCAGGATAATATAGGTTTGGATCATTAGCTTTCATTTCAACTATCTCACCTCCTGATCCAGTCATTTCTTTCCAATAAACAGCTTCATCTTTTGATTTAAAAGCAGCTATGTGTTGATATCTTAATTGTTTCGGAACACCTAAAGCTTTTGCTGATTTATCATCAAGATTTAATTTTTCTAAAACTTTAAATGGTTTTTCTGGATTAGACAAAGAAACGTTTATAGTTTTAGCTTCGGTGTTGTATTGTCTTGCTAAATCTCTCATACGATCAGGTATTATCGCAAACTGTTTAGGATTTGTATTTTTTATTTCTCCTGCTCTATCTGATTTTGCAGCAACACCAAGTCTTCCAGCTTTACCAGTTGAATCACCGTAAAATTCCCAATCTCCCAATTTACCATAAAAGGGTTTAGAAGAATTTGGGTTTAAATTTCTTAATGCATGTAATCTTTCAACTGGATTTACAACAACCCATTCTACATTATTTTCCGCTGCAGTTTTTAAAGCTTGTTTTAAAGCATGATCACCATATGAAGATCTATCAAAAAAAGGAAGATAAGGAATGTCTCCATCTCTTCCATATCTTTCTTTTATTTTAGCAACATTAGAAGCATTCATTGTTTTTTTTCTAAGCTCTTCAAAATCAGAAGCTAATCTTTTAAATTCAAATTTATCTCTTTCATTTATTGCTGCACCTTTACTAGCAATCGCTTTCATTTTGTCTTTTAAATTATTAAGTGCAACATTTGCTTGATTAAATTCTTGTTCACTGTTAAATGGGTTTACAACTTTAGATCTTGTTGGATCTCTTGGAAAAACCATTGCTTGAATATCAGATTGTATTTCATCTATAGCAAAAACTTTTTTATTTGGATTACCTTCTAAAGATCTAAGACCGTATCTGTTGTGATAAATTTGGTTAAGAAAAGGTTCACCTGCTACTTCTTCAAAATGTTTTCCTGCATTCATAATCCCAGGTTTGATATCTTTATCGAACGGTATTTTTTTTATATACGCTACATCTTCATAATAATCTTCAGCACCCCTTATTCTGTAACTATATTGTTCTCCATATCTAGGAGTTAATCCTTGATTTAATTGTGTTTGTATATTTCTTGCAATTGCTCTTCCCTTGTTAGCTAAAGGTGTTAAATTATCTGGACCTATAATTGTATTTGGATCTATATTTAATTCTCTTTTAATTAAATCTCGTATACGTCCTATTCCTATTACAGATCTTCCTGATTCATTTATAGAAGTAAAATGATCCTTAGTTAATCGTTCTGGTGATAAACCATTTTCTAAAGCATTTTCAATTCTTGCTTTAACACCTTGCGATTGAGCTTTTGTATTCATTATTTCTCTTTGAACATTCATTATTAAATTTTTAGTGTTTGCCTGTTCTTTTGCAGGAAGACCTGCATAGTATTGATCAAGTTTTTTTGATACATCATCATATAATCTTAATTCTGTGCCTATGTATTCATTAACATCTGCTTTTATCTTATCAGGGTTTTGATATTTAAATCTTCTAATAACAGTATTAACTGCAGGTGATTTTTCAACCATCTGCATTAAATCTAATTTTGATACAGGTAAATTATTTTCTTTTGCTAATCTTAAAAATCCACCAACAACTTTTCCTTCTTTATCAAACTGAGCTATGTTTGTATCAAACAATTCTTCTTTAGTAATAGATCCTCTAATCTTTGCACCTTGAATTGGTATTTCATAAGAACTCAATCTATTGAAATTAGAAAATTCTTTTATCCATTGATCTGCAGGTAAAGGTTTGTTAGCAGGATGTTGTGCAAGATAATCATATAGTGCAGAACCAAATCTTTCTTTTTTACCACCAACAGTTAAAGGTTTAGTTTTACTTACATCACGTAACTGTTTAAATTGATCTATGTACTGTTGATATTGTGATGGTGCAACCTCTGCTGCACGTTGTACTTTAGTTGGAACAACGTCTAAGATTTCTGCAACCTTATCGTTAGGAAGTTCCGTGGTTCGTGATACAGGAAGCTCTGGTATTTTCTTTTTTAAAATTTCATCTGCAATCTTCGCACCTGGTATTCTTCTTTTAGCTAATGCATAAAGTCCCGCGCCTGTCGCTCCAAGGACCCCGAGTCCTCCTACAACACCTAAGCCTGATGAATCTTCTTTTACAGGATCACTTGGTATAGCTGATGTTGATTCTGTGCCAAAGAGTTCGTTTAATTTTTGTTGATACTTTGACATTTACTTCCATCCGCGTAATGCTAGTTTTGGTTTACCTTGTTTTAATAAACCACCTTTTTTAAATCTTTGTGTGGCCCTAAACATAAAATTTTTTCCTGTTTCAGGTGTTTTAGAAAAATTAAAAGATGCAGATCCTGACTTGTTATCTGTGTTATATAGTAGGCCAGCACCAAAATCATCTTTTGCTGCACCACCAATTCCACCTTGAAGTTGCCCTTTTTTAAAAGCAATGTTAGCAAGTGGTTTTAATTTTTCTGTGGAAGAATCAGCTCCAAATCCTACTGTAAGTTCATCTCCAGCTAGTTTGTTTAATAAATTTGAATCAACTAAATCGGTAACATCAACCCCCATACCTCTTGCTTTATTAGGAAGACCTGCCTCTATAGTTTTAAAAATTTTTTTTAACTCTGACATTAAATCATTCCTTGTTAGTATTTTTTTTTACTTGCA